AGAACAGCTCACGTTATTGCACTAATTGGTACAACTGTCGTAAATAATAGTTCTCAGAGTATATCAGATAAAGCTAGATCTAATATGTTAACTAATAGAGGACTATCTGATCCACAAGCATTATCGAATACAGATCTTATGTCACTTGTTCTAGCGGATGGTTCTCAAGTCTTAGTACCTAAGACTGATGCAACAACGGGTGAACACTACAATCGATACTTAATTAATGTAAGGGATAACTAATGTCAGCAGTATTTATTCCTACAGATGATGGTCGATGGGTTAATGCTGACTTCGAACGACTCGCTAGAAATATTAAAGGCTATGATCCCAATTTAGAACTTAGATGGATACCTCCAGATAAAAGAACACGCGAAGATGGAAAACCGTATATAGTAGTAGATACTTTAACAGGTAAATCAGTACTTCACGCTGGGGAATTGGATACTCCTGCTGAAATATTATCTAGACTATATACGGCTGATGGATCTAAAGGTGATATATTATCTAAGTTAGAAGCTTACAACCTAGCTGTCGAAAATCTAAAAATACAAGAACAACTTGATGAACGTGAAGCAATGAAAGATGAAGCTTTGTTTCTGATACGTTCACCTAGGAATTATCTTAAATTCAATGGTAAGAAGTTAGATGAGTGGAGGAGGCCAATCCTGTGAGCTCTCTAACTGTCTTAGATATTAAGACTAGAGTTAAACGTAAATTTGGTGATGAAGCTGGTGTACAGCTTACAGATGCTGATATAGTTAGAATGATTAATGATGCTCAGCGAAATATAGTAGCTCGTAACGATTCATTACTAGAAAAAAGTGCTACAGCTGACACTACATCCGGTACACAAGAATACTCATTTCCTAGTGATTTGTTAAAATTTAAATCACTGAGCTATAAAGGGATTGGTGATATTGCCTATCGTCCCATGAAAGGCATGACTCTTAACGAACTTAATATGTACGTTGACAGCTGGGATGGTAATACCTCTACATTGGCAGTTCCAATTGTGTATGCTATTCATGCAGCTAAATTTCAAGTTTACCCTGTACCAAGTGATAGTGTAATAGCTGCATTTAAGATTTACTACAATAGAGCCCCAGTGGATGTATCACTTGATACTGATATTCCTGATTTACCATCTATATATCATAGTATAGTAATGGATTTTGTACTACAGGATGCATATGAGATGGATGAAGATTGGAATGCAGCGTCTGCTAAATCTGCACAGACCAATCAAAATATGGATAGAGCTAAATCTGATAGTGAGTGGACAAGAAGAGAATTCTATCCAACTATTTCAGTAAGACCAGAGGATTTCTAATGGGTGGACAGCCTGTTCGACTAGGACCATTTACAGGTGGCCTTAATACTATCAGTGACCCAACCACAATTGCTGATACAGAGCTTGCTGAGTTTCTTAATTTTGAGCAAGACTTAGACGGCAGCTTAAAATCTCGACCACCCTTTAAGGAAATAATAGGGCATGCTTCTTTTACTGAGAGAATAGTATTTCTCTGTGAGGCTATCTTTGGCACTGATCATTATCTAATAGGTAGCAATACTAATGGCGTCTGGTTCTTTCTTAATGGAGCTTTTACCCTAATTACTGCTACCTTTGAAGCTGGAGCAGCCGTTCAATATGCTGATAAAGTTTATCTAGTCCCTAAGCCAGGCTCAGGGTCAGGGGGTAAATGGGATCCTTCAGGTGGATTTGTAGCTGTGGCCGCTATACCTAAGGGTCAAGCCGCTGAAGTCCATAAAGAGCGTCTATATATTTGTCCTGGCATAAAATCTACAGCTACTACTAGCAGACTTACATTTTCTAATGCTGGTGACCTTGACACATGGCCCGCGGGGAACTTCATTGATGTACGACAGGGTGATGGTACAAAGTTAGTAGACCTCACTGTATTTCAAGATAGTATAATTCTCTTTAAGGAACAATCCAGTTATATCCTGTCGTATGATACTCAGCCATCAGATGCAACGTTACGTCCTATATCTAGTACTATTGGAGTTAATAGGCAATTTAATGTTGTCAATTATGAAAATCAAGTCTATATATTTAGTGGCGGCTGGATCTATGAATTAACAAATCTTGATTTTCTAAGAATTAATGTAAAAGTTCCATTTATACGTGACGACACTGTACCTTCAGCATTTTCAGATGAATTTATCTTTTTAAGTTTATTAGAAGATAGGTTGATCTGTCGATACTATAGGAAGATATATGTCTATGGTCTGCGTACAAGAACCTGGTCTGAGTGGGAATCTAAAGAGACAGACCTACACTATTTTGGACCAATAAGCACTATACGTCCTTTAACAGGTAACGAATATTATAGCGGTGCATGTATTTCTGCAATAACATCTGTCGTAAAGTTCTTAGATAAAGCTAATTCTACGGATACAGAATTAGCTTTATCTACTAATATACGACAGGCTGTCGCTACAGCTATTCCTGGTGCTACTAATTTATTTATAGCAGCAGATGCTGATGTTGGAGATATAAATATAGGAGACTATGCTCAGTTATATACTAGTGGAGATGTATTAAAAGAAGGCACCAAATTTAGAATTCTTAGTAAATCGTCTGCGGCTGGATCTACTACTATAACTTTTACACCTAATGCAGCAGATTTAACTGCTGTTGGGGAAAAGTTAAAAATTCTCCCGCATATATACTGTTCAATAAAAACTAAGAATTTTGATATGGCTATTTCTCATCAATTTAAGAGATTGTGGTGGTGGGGAGCGAGCCTATCAACTAATAATGAAATAATAGCTACTATAACTCCTATAACAACAAGCTTCATATCAACCTGGGATGATCTATCAAACTACACGTGGGACCAGTTAAATACTTGGGATCAGCCATTAGTTGCGCCTAGTCTGGTTCAAAATATAGTTTCTACGAGTCAGGGGACGTCACGACAGGCTGTCAAATTCCTTAAAGCAATTAGATTTATTCAAGTAAATTTTAAAGTGCAGCTTACAACTATAGGTAACACTCTGGATGGCCCTGCTAAAATTTTTACACTAATCGCATTTACTGAAGTTAAGCAGGTTGTATCTAAGGCGGTGAGTTAATGGCAGCTTATGAGTCTAGACAAACATCTGGCATGATGCCGTACCTTGTTGGGAATAAAGTATATGGAGCTGGACGCTCATTTCCAACCATGGGCCCTGTAGATAAATTAGGGTATGCAGAGCGCGATGCAGCCGCAACCGCACGAAGAAATGCTATGATACGACAGATGAAAGCCAATGCTAAAGGTGACTACATGTCTCCTGATGTTGGAAGGAAATTTTAATGCAACTTGCAGGCGATTATGGCGGTTATAATGCAATAGCTAATAGGCAAGCTGCTATGGCGAGGTACCCTACCCCAGCACCAGCTCCTACACAGCGTGCGATACAGATGCCAAGGCTTACGGCCAACTCAGGCGGACAGTACTCTAGGACCTCAAGGCCTGCTGCTCCACCATCTGTTCAACCTGGACCTGTCGTAACAGATCCTAGTGCATGGCTTGGCACAGATACTGGGTATCAGGGACAACTTAGAGACTTGCAATTAGCATTAAGTAATTTTAATGCTGATGCAACTAGGCGTCGTGGTGATATAGGTACCGATTATGGAACTTCTCAGCATGCCCTACAGGATCAAAAAGGGTTAGATCTTAAATCTATGGAATCTGATTGGGCAGGTAGAGGGTTACTTAGATCTGGTTTATACGCTACTGCTGTTGGAGATTATAATAAAGAGTACGATCAAAGATTAGCACAGCTACTTTCTAGTCGAGATAGAGCTCTCTCGCAGCTTACACAGGAACAGAATTCTTTTAGAACACAGCAAGGATTAGATACGCAAGCTGCTAGAGAGGCTGCATTACGTAGGCGTGCGTCAACACTTGGGGTTGTGGGATAAATGGCACCTGGACCCGGTTATGGAATACCGCCTACTGCTGTAGGTAATTTTACAAATTGGTTATTTGGTGTGCACCCTGCTGTCCTAACAGGAGAAACACCGGAACAGTTTTATTCTGGTGTAAGTCCTAGTAACAATCCAGGACTATCTACAACCCCGACACAAAGAGTTAACCCATTATTTGGAGCTATAAATAATCTTGGTAGAACCCTGTCGTCGTATGGTCAGCCACATGAAACATCAATAGAGGATATACTAGCGCAACTACAATCACTGCAAGACCCTAGTAGGTATGCAGCTGACCCTGCCTTACTTCAACGACAGGCTGAAGCTGCAGCAGCTTCTCAATATGACCCTGTAATTGCAA